GGTTAATCTTCGTACTTTAGTCCGTATATCAGCTAATGTTGCCATTTGAACTCCTTAGGATACGTTACGCGTACCAATATTATACGTACTTGATATATTACCAACAGGAGTAACAAGAGCAGTAAAATTTCTATAAGGAGGAGAGGCAGGAACTGAAAATGCATCATATGTCCGTGCATCTACCTTCAAGCTGAATGTATCGTCTGTTAATACAGTTAATTCACCAACATAATTGTCAATCTGTCTCATTCCATACATTTGAGGTACGCGGATCCTGACGATCATACCATTAACATAGTCATGATCAGGGGAGGTAGTGATGACTGTTGGATAGGCTTGAGTAATATTGGTTATTATTCTCATAGCTGGTTGGAAACGGGGATCAGGATCTGCGTACCATTCTGGCATATATTTTCCTATTTCTTCTTTAAAGATGGAATAGATTCAACTTTAACTTCTTGAATATGAGTTGGTCCAATATCTTCAATATCCATAAATTCCATCTGTTCAAAAATACATCTACGTATACGGGTAGATGCTTTTTGAGAAGGATTTCCTTTATCATCTAAAAGATATTTATGTTCCATACGGCCAACATTAGTATTAAGATGTCGAGCAACTCCAATTGGAAGTTCATAAACCTCCTGATCTTTTAATGAATAAGAGACAATAGGATCACCTTTATACGCTCTAAAAGGGAATCTCAAAGTCCCTCCAGGAACCTCAAGGTAATTAAATCTCCCACGAATTAACTTATTATCTCGGGCACGTAGCTGTTCAATATTAACGCTCGTTTTTTGTTTCGAATCGTCACGAACACCCAATATCACAGTTCCAGGATTCTTATGTACTGATTCTAGCATATTACTCCTTGTTAGAAGAGACCGTGAATAATTCACAGTCTCAATTACTTATTCTGCAAGATTTGAGAATGATTTACCGGCTATCCAGTAAATTTCATCTGTATTGTTTCCAGCAGGACTTGCAGTTCCTCCTTGTAATCTCATACCGATATATGCAGTGTTGTATCGAGCATCAGCTAATACATCAACTGCACCTGTAATTGCAGTTCCCATATCCATACCGATTGGAACAACCGTTGGCATAGAGAACGGATAACTAGCAGGAAGAGCAAAAGTAAATGCACTGAAAGCACTAGCATCAATATCAGTTGTAATAGTTGATGCAGTTACTGCCGTTACAATAGCACTTAATCCATTTATCTGAGTCATACCAAAACTAGAATCAGGTAGATTTATTCTAATCTTCTGGCCAACTGTATATCCATGTTGAACAGATGTTGTAATAACAGCAGGATTTGCCTGTGTAATATTAACAATATTTCTCCAACGAGGGTAAAACATTGCATCATATGGTACGTGTCGATACGTTCCTGCTGTACCTGCTGCACCAGGAGCTTGCTGCATTGCATAACGCATTCTAAAGCTGGTTGCACCAACAACAGTATCAACTTCAAAATCCCAGCCACCAAGAGACTCAGCAGCGGTTACATTTTGAAGACGAACAATAGATCCGGTTTCAAGCAGTCCAGTGTCACCTGTAGATACTACAGGTTGTGTAGCATTTGTAGATCCTGTTATAGCAACAGCTGCAAGAGGATCAGTATTACTGGAATCTACATAAAAGAATCCTGTATTTGCTGCAAGTTGATCAACTGCAACAGTTTGGTCAGCTGCTGGATGATACCAGTACATACCACGACCATTAGTCATGCCACGTTGCCAGTAATATTCAAATCCATAACCGTTATTATTAGTATCAGCTTGAGAAAGGTTATAAACTCTCATCCAATCAATATCTGATCGTAATACTACATATTTAGTGTTTCCATCAGCGGTAAAAGAACCTTGCTGTACGATTGTGCTTACATCCATGATTATCTCCTATTAAGCGTATAGTGTTGCACGAAGGTTAAGCACCCATTGGTCATTGGTAATACCACAAGCAAACGGCATTTTCCAACCAACAGAACAATACAAGCCTAATGGACCACCAGCAATGTTAGGCGGATTATATCTGAAATGCCCTTTATAGCTGTCTTGGTTTGCCATCACCAATGCTTCCATTCCGCAACAGAAAATATTATAAATATCATTTCCTTTTGCAGATGCATTTTTGGTTACAGATCCTTCAGATGATACAAAGAATCGCAAGTTCTTTACTGAACCCCATTCAGAAGGTTTAATATTAGCTTGTGAAGGATATGCAGATGCATATGTAAATCCAGCAATGTTTTCAAGATCTTGAGTCATATTACTATGACACAATGCTACATAACTGTTACGTATAGGATTTGTACCAATTTGGGTGGATCCTGGAATTGTTTGTGCAACAGATTTTGCATTATATCCAACTAATGTTGAAATAACTGCTGAAATATCTGATTCTGCAAGTTCGGTAGGAGCATCACCAGATACACCACCAACACAGTTGATCATAGCAGCAGTTCCTGCAAGCATATCACGAATCAATTCATCTTCTGTTTCTCTCATTGAAGCGCCAAGTCTTATACCTAATGAGGTCAAAACAGGATCTTGAACTTGAAGAGTGACTTGCTCGGACACAGCAATCCACTGACCGTAAAACTGCATACGAACATCAATATCTACTCGTTCTGCATCAACAGAAGGAGGAGTCACCCCTGTATTTCCTAAAGGAACAGGAGATGTAGGGAGTCTATCATAGCGACTCATACGTAATGTAGTACCACCATTAGAAGGCATACGTCGTTTCATAGCAGGAATTGAGTGAATTAAATTAGGAGTTGGAGTACTCAATAACAGCTCATCAAACGACTGTAAAACCTGAGGAGGCATATTTGTAGTCGTTAACATAATTATTCCTTTAAAAAGGATTAATCTAAACCGTTTAAACGAGATGACGAATCTCTGTACTGTCAAAAGCTGGCGATGACTTAATACTGCCGTAGAGATGAGCGATGTCTCTGTGGATAAAAATCCTACTGCTCATACATGGTATAACAATAAAAATAATAAAAATACAAGTCCACGTATACATACGTGGACCCAACAAGAAGAGAGCTAGGGATAAAGAATGACCTACCCTTCAAGGATTTTTTGAGCTGCTCTCCAACGAGCCTCTTTCATTTCATCAGTCATTCCTTCAGCGAATGCATTTGCTCGTGATAAAGGGGAGTCAGCTTGTTGAGGACTTAACGAATTAACAGTTCGTGGTTTTGAGATGTTTTTAGTAACTTTTTGACGATCTTTTTCAAATGCAGATCTATCAAGACCGTATCGTTTTATTGAATTATATACGGCAACTGCCTGACTATATGGATTAGGATTAGCAGCAAGAGAAGCTGCAAGATCAGGATCTGCATCACGTAACATTCCAATCGTATCCTCATTAACAACAGTATCATAATCATTGTATTTAGCCCTAATTTGAGCCTCTATGAGACGTTGTTCCAATTCAACAATACGTCTTTCAGTCTTATTCTGTATCTGTTTAAGATGTTTGCCTTCTGCAAGATCACTATCATCAAGAGAAAAATCTTCTTGGTTATTCTGTTGATAACGAGCAAGCAATTCTTCTTTTTCTCGTTGAAGTTTAATACGTTGTTGCTCTTCTTTTTCACGTGCTTCCCGTAAAGCTCTCCAGTTTCTTACTTGTTTATCGTATTCATCTTGAGGTTTATTTTCTTGCTGTTCTTCGGCTGGAAGAGCTTCTTGTTCAGTTTCTTGAACAGACTCTTCTCCCTGTATGTCTTGGATTTCTTCTGTTTGTTGTATATCAACCTGTTCAGATTCAGGTTTAACGGATTCTAATTCTTTATCAACCATAAACTTCCCTTATTAATTGGTCATCAAATTGTTTACCCTCTAATTCTCCATTCAATTCCAACGCTTTTCTATAAAATGTCCCATCAACAAAGTCATAAACTGTTTTTACTAATGTTTGATCTTCTTGTAGTGGATATTGATAGACGTGTGCAACAGTACTTTTACGTGGAATTGACCAAAGAA